GAGCTTAGTGTTCTGTCTTGGAAAATACGAGATGCTCTAAGAACGATGTAGTTCTTTGCTGCTTCTGGTATGTCACCAAAATCTAACAACACTACTAGGTCAGCTTTGACTGCCTCAGTAAAAGTGAATGTATGATTTAGCCTGTCGTATGCTTTAAAACCACGCTGCACAACATCATGCTTTTCAGACTCTGTAGTAGAATCCATTGATAGTGTGTTGGCTGGTAATGGCAGTTCTGAATCTTGGTTAAGAGTTAATGGGTAATTGTATTCAGTATTGAAGAACCACCCTTGGCTTTGAACCTCGCGGTTCACTGAGTTTAAAATTGACAAAGCCGAACTTGCATCCACAGAAGTCATATTGACTAGCGTGTTTACAGGAGCTTCACCAATAGTATTCAGCATTGTGTTGACTGCTTCTAGTTCAGTCGTAGGTGCTAGTGACATATCGCGGCCTTTGAAATATTAAAAAAAAGGGAACCGAAGTTCCCCTTTATGTTTTAGCTTATGTAAGCTTTAATTCAATGGCACATTCTGGACGTAACACGCCAGAACCCATTGCGTACTTAGCAACAAACAAAGTACCTTGACGACGAATGTCGTACTCAGACTCAAGTGCCAAGTCCATCAACTTAACAGTACCGATAGCAGATGCATGGAATACAACAGCTTTGGTCTTGGTGAAGTCTGCATGGTAAGTGTTGTTCTCACCAGTAGTCGCAGTCTGTGCGCCAGTTGGCAAGTGGTTAGACATTACAATTGCAATGCCTGCTACACGGATTACTTTCGCATCAGCGTAAACACCAGCACCGCCCCAATCTTTGTTCATGATTGTGGTGTCTTGTGCCATCTTGTAATAGATTGCAGGTGATACTACAGCTACACGACCATCAGAAGGAATGTCCTTGCTGTCCATCTCTTCAGCAGCTTCAAACAAAGCAGCGATGATGTTGGCAGTAGTTGTGTAGTTAGCCTTAGAAATCTGAAGGCCAGCTTTGCCAGTACCAGTGATAGTCTCAGTACCACGGGCAGCTTGCACTACCATGCGTAAAGCGTTCTTATCAAAGGTGTTAGCCAATGCATTACCTAACTCAGAAGTGTAGGTTGCGCGAACATCGTAGTGGTTTTTCGCCTCATCAATATTCGAAATGAACGCGGGTGCTACCAGCAAATCGTCGACAGCGATAATCTTTTCAGCGTGTTTAACAGAACCACCTAAGATTTCTTCACCAACAGAATGGTAAGCTGCAGATGCAGTACCCATTACAGGGAAAGAAGCTGACTTGCCATTGTTAATAGTGCGGACTTGATGTAAGCCCATCATGATATTCTTTTCTTCAAACTGAGTGATTACTTCACCAGCGAATAATTTTAGAAATAAAGCATCAGTGGCGTTTGCGCCATTGACTTGTCCGATGCGTGATACAGTTGCATTACTCATTTTTTAATACCTTGTAAAGAGGATTGAAGTTTCAAGTTGTTTTGTTCCTTGAGGCTTCAGCACTCAATAACTTCCCACAGCGTTACCCTCCGCAGAGGCACAGTTTCTTTGTCATTAATAGCTTTGGGCTTTTGGAATAAGGGGATGCCTCCCTGCCGCGAGGCTAAAGGAGGACTTATAAAAGTGTTACAGAATTGAGGAATTTGAAAGTTTATTCTGAACACTTTGTCGGAATGCTGAATCCTTGGCGTACCTAGGGTCCCTCATTGCTTCCGTTAATTGGGCTACGCTATCAAAGCGTCCACCTGCATTTGCAGAAGTAGTGTCACCGCTAATTAATTTAGGGTCACTACCATTGGCGGCTGTGTAACGTGCCTTTAAACCATGAACAGTCATCTGAATCTGGTCAGAGTTACCACTGTTCATTGTGGCGTTGTAGGCTTCTGTTTCATTAGGTGTCAGGTTCGTACTTGCCCATTCCATCATTGAGCCATAAGCTTCTTCACCACCAACACTGTCAAACATAGTTGTTCTTAGTGAGGTAGCTAGCTGCTCTTGACCTGCGATGTATGAGTCCACGACTTCCTTTGGAATTCCTGACTTGGCTAATGACTCATAAGTTGCTTCAGTTAAACCTTGATTAGCTTGATACTCTTCTTGCATAGCATCAAAGTTTAGCCCAGCATTTTCAACTACATCTGCTGCCTCGCTGGAGGGGATTTCAGTTTCAGAACCTTCAGCTTTGTTGATAGCCTGTTCGGTTCCTCCTGACATCTTCTTCTCCAACTCAGCATAAGATTTAGCTAAGTCTTCAGGGGTCTTGAACTTTTCTGGTAACCATTCTGGCCTTTCATCCGTTGTGGATTCTAGGTTCTCCTGAACAGGTTCATTTTGAGCGTTGTCCGCCTTTGCTACCATCGCATCAATATGCTCTTGGGACTCAGGTTGTGGCTCTTGCTTAATTGTGACTGATTCTACCATTACTGTTCTTCATTTCCTTGTTGCGCCATCATCTGTTCTTTAACAGCATCAAATGCTTGGGGTGCTAATTGCTGCCCAGTTTGTTGCATCATTGCTTGTTCAGATTCTTGTTGTATTTCTTCATCAGATTTAATTAAGCCCTTCATATCAATACCTAATGATGTACCAACACGCGAGATATAATCTCCAATGTTCATGTACTTCATTAATGTTTCTGGGCCTAACTGACTAAGCTGTTCCAACATGGCTGCTAGTTTATTTAAATCATGTCCACGACCAAGTGCTTCAAGGCCAGTGGTGATTGTGGGTTGGACGATACCTTTAGGAAGAGAAGGAACTTTGCGCTGCTTCTGCATTTGTAAAAGTAATCGGTTTACTAAAGGTAGCTGGAATTCCTGAGACAGGATTGAGTAGATACCACCTAGGGCATCCTCTAATTCTCCTGCCATGTATCGGATTTCTTCAGCCGTAACACGTTCAGCGTTGCGCTGTACTGATGAGTTCATTAAGAAGGCGTAAGCTAAACGCTCTTTGATTTCCTGTGCTGTCTGGAACGCAATCTGGAAGTCGCCTTGCTTCTGAACTTGTAGTGTACTTACATCATTTGCATCACCCTCACGGATAGCTCCATTAGGGGCTTCAGCAAGAACACGCGCACGGGTTGTGCCATTGGGTCGGACCAAGAATAGAACTTTGGCTGATGCCGCAGAACCTTCAACGATGGCTTGGGTTAAAGTTTCTAGTGACTTAAGGTCACCTAGATATTCTTCAACATAACCACGACCCCAAGATTCTCCGTCAATACGAGAAAGTCTTAAAGGTATCCAAGGAGTCTTATCTAAAGGGTATGTGCCTTCTGAATCAGGGACCATCTTTCCTTTAAGCTCTTGGTTAACCTTCCAGTTTTTCCCATCACGGACAATGCGAGTGTATAGCTCTACTGATTCATAACCATGTACATCGCCTTCTTGTGGGTCCATGTCACACAAAGCTTGTAGTTCTGGTGCTAATGTTTCAGGAGAAATATCTTCTTTGGTAATCAGTTCTAAAGCATTCCCCATTGGGTCACGCTTGATTACATACCTGTCCATGTGGAACACACGCATACCACCCTCAGTTTCAGGGAGATATAGCAATACATTACCAGCAACTAACAGGTGTTTAAGTGCTTCAAATGTTGCAATGCGTACTGAGCTAGATTCAATCTCAGACATCACTGCGCGTTCAATTGAGGACAATGCTTCTTCCACTTCTGCTCTTGCACCCTCTTGTTGGGTGAGTTCCTGTAACTTAAAGTCATCCACTGTTAAGCGAAAGAAAGGTGAGTTAGGTGGAACCAATGCTAGTAGTAATTTAGATGCTAGGTTGTTTACACCACGCGCACCTATGCCTTGGAATGGCGTATAGAATTTACTACTGGCACTATGTCCTGAGTCAGGAACTAGAGTAGGGAGAGTTAGCTTGCTGCATTCTCTTGCCCTATCTAGAAATGGTGTACGCTCTGTCTCCAACTTTTCATATCGTTGTCGAATAGAGGTCATAGTTTCCTACTTTGTTGGGATGTTAGTACCAGTGCCAGAGGAAGTACCACCTACTGAACGCTCAATGCGTAGTGAGCTAGTGCCTTTCTTCTTACGATTTTGTTGTCCGCGTGAAGAATCCTTCTCAGCATTAACGCCAATCTTAGGAACCTCTGGGGCTAATGACGCTGGTGGTGGTGGTGGGGGTGGTGTAGGTGCTGGTTTTGAGCCGCCAAAACACATATATTAATGCTCCGTTTGTTCTATTTGATTTTGGGCTTCATATTGCATTCTTAATAAAGCAACAACATGGACAGCACCAACATTGTGGAATATTTCACGCTCCGTATCATCAAGACGGGGAACGCAATCGGGGACTATCTTCTCTAGATACTCAACGAGTTCTAAAGGAACATAGGGAAATTCAGGTAAGTCCATATAGGAACCTTCTTATAGCGCAACCTTTGGTTGACTTTTATGAAAGGCCTCAATCCACATCTTACATTCTTTACTACGAACAACATCATCAATACCAAATTCAATAACTGGTACGGGTAGGTTGAAGCGTTGTGCAAGGTCTATGATTGTGGATAGGCCACTGGTTTGACGGATGTCTGATTGTGCAATGTCACCATTGATTACGATGCGGCAGTTCTCACCAATTCTGGTGGTAAACATTTTCATCTCTTCTGGTGTTGTGTTCTGTGCCTCATCCATAATGACAAATGCGTCACTGAATGAGGACCCCCGCATGGTTTCAAAGGGAGCTACGATGATTGCACCATTGCGTACTGCGTTCTCATACGCCCCACCCATGCAGTTCTTAAGCACTTCAACCACAGGCGTAGTCCAAGGAGCCATCTTCTCTTCTATAGTGCCAGGAAATGACCCTAAACTTCTTGACGAGGGGACATTTGGTCGAGTGAGAATTATCTTATTGATGGTTCCTTGCATGTAAAGCTGCGCTGCCATAGTGCTAGCTATGTAAGTCTTACCTGTTCCAGCACAGCCCAAGCTTATGGTCTGAGTGAAGTTAGTAATAGCTTCAATGTACCTTGCTTGCATTTTAGTTTTCGGCTGGAGTGCTGTCCGTGTTGTACGTTCTTCCATGAACTTATCTTTAATTTCACGCTTTGGTTTTAGCTTACGTTGTTGTCGTGGCATGTTTACCATCCCCATGAGTCACCAGACATTCCGTCTGCTGAGTAATCTGTAACACGACCCTCAAAGAAATTCTTAAAGGAGTCACCATTTAAAACCCAATCTAGCCAAGGCAATGGGTTAGATTCAATATCCCAGTTAGGCTTAAGACCAAGGTTAGTTAATCGTCTATCTGCGATATAGCGTATATATTCTTTAACCTCGCTTTGAGTGATACCTTCCATAGCACCAAGTTCAAACGCCAAATCAATAACCTTATCTTCAAGCGTAACCGCAGTCCGATACATATCGTAGATAGACTGTTTAAATTCATCAGTAACCACCTCTGGGTTTTCAGTAATGTATTGGCGAAACAATGCAGTCATACCATCGACATGCATTGTCTCATCACGTATTGACCATTCGACAATCTCACACATGCCCTTAAGCTTTCCAAATCGTTGGAAGTTAAGAAGCATTACGAAAGCACTGAACAGACTCATGCCCTCATTGCAGACAGTCTGAGCAATAGCCTTGGCTAGGCCTTGCTTAGTGTCTGGGTCAAATGTTTGCATAAACTCAATCTTGTCAGCCATCGCTTCATATTCTAGAAACGCTGTGTACTCTGACTCTGGAAACCCTAGGGTGTCATTGAGCAATGCATAGCTACGCATGTGGATAGTCTCTCGCTGTGCGAATGACAGCATCATCATTCTAGCCTCGTTGTTTTTGATACGAGGTAAGAACACATCAACATAACTACCCCCGACTATCACATCAGACTGAGTGAATAGACGGAGGATTTGGGTGATAAAGTTTTTCTCACTGGAGGAAATCTTTCCAGACTTCCACTGCGCTACATCTTCATTTAAGTCACACTCCCACTCACCCCACGCTAGCTTGTCATGCTCAATTGCTTGGTTGACAAAGCTAGGGTTGGCGAAAGGTTTGTATGCTGGTGATTGGTCTAGCAAGCTCATGTCATGTTCCGTGTTCTAAAGAATCCTTCATGCTTTGGAGACTCAGCCATAAACTTTTTAGCGTAGTAAGGACTCCAACCATCACAAATTTTATACTCTCCTCCAGAGTCCAATAATGTATCCCACCTTAAAAGGTGAAATATAGCCCTAGCACTCCACCGATTACGGATTGCTAAAGCTTTCATTGCATACTTTCTAAACCCTTCATAAATTTCAGGATGCTCGTTATGAAACACCAAGAAGGTTTCATCGTTATATACTCTCATTCTTTTATCCTTGACAGCTAAGACACTCATCTCCAAACTCATAGTCTTTAAGAGCTACGCGAGTTGGCTTAAAACTAACAGTGTCAGCTTTAGCACCTGCGGATGTTCGCAAGTAATAGAGTCCCTTTAATTTTTTGTTGAAGGCACGTAGATGTACCTCGTTGACATAAGCCTTATCAGTCCCTGCAGGGAAGAATAGGTTTACGCTTTGGCCTTGACAGATAAATGGTTGACGCTCTGCTGCGTGGTCCACTACCCATCGTTGGTCTAGCTCGAAAGCTGTCTTGTATATTTCTTTATCCCAATCATCCATCCACTCAAGATGCTGGACGCTGCCCTCATGGAGAATGATTGAAGTCCATTGTTCTTCTATCCAAACTTTAGATTCAGTCTTCCATGTGTATGCATAGTCAAAGATTACCTTTTCAAGGTAAGGGTTAACGACAAGGTGCGCTCCAACACGGGTACGATGTGTGAATGCATTTGACTTAAGAGGCTCAATGGATGCTGAACAGCCAGCAATGATTGACGAGTTGGCGTTAGGTGCTATAGCTAACAGGTGACTATTACGTACACCCTCAACATCAGGACAAGAACCACGCTCACGGGCCAACCTTATAGTGGCTGCTGTGGCTTGGGCTTTTATGTGTGTGAACATCATAGTGTTGTAGCTGGTAGCCATGACAGACTGCCAAGGGATACGTGCGCGTTGCAAAGCACTATGGAAACCCATTGCACCTAGTCCTAAACTTCTCTCTTGTGTCGCACTGTAGATAGCTTTAAACAGTTCTTTAGGTGCGTTGAAACAGAAGAAGCTAATCACGTTATCAAGCATCTCAATGAGGTCAGCTACCATACTGGTATCTTTCCACTGCTCGTAATGTTCTAGGTTCACACTAGATAAACAACACACTGCTGTTCGTTCCTCAGAGGTCGGCAAGTGAATCTCATTACAGAGGTTAGACCCGTGTATCTTTAGACCCTGCTCTTGCATGGCTGGTGGTAGATGCCTGTTGGCTTCATCAATGAAGTTCAGGTATGGCTCACCAGTGCGGAAGCGAGTATCAATCAGACGCTCCCATAGTCCACGGGCTTTCACAGTTTCACGGACAGTTTTATCAGCAGGGTCAATTAAGTCCCACTGACCATCAGCCATAACCGCATCCATAAATGAATCAGGGATGTTCACAGCGTTGTGTATATTGAACG